TGTGACCGCGTAACGCTGAACGTCGCCATCTTCGCACATGAAGGTTCCAAACGTCGATCCATCAGCCGGTCCTTCCCCGAGAACCATCGCCAAGTCGTTAGCATCATCAACCATCGCAATGGGGCAGGCGATGGTCACGCGCATTACATAGCTGCTCATAGCGTCACACCCGCCAGATCCGCAAAGTATGCCTCAGTTGCGGCGCGTTCGTCTGCGGTCAATGCCCGGTCAATCCAAACCCCGCCCCAGAATTTTCCAGATAGGCCGCTAGTTCCAACGGATGTGTTTTGCGACCCTATTGCAAGCCCCTGGCTCCCCGCCGCGCTGTCGTCTGCGGGGATAATGGTTGAACCCGTCACGCCATTGGCTCGACCACTCAAGGAAACGGTGGAGGCTTGCTCGATGGTCAGGACATAATCTGTGCTTTCTGCCGCTGCGGCAATGGAAACGAACGATCCGGAACTGTTGTACCATTCCGTAGTTGTCGCCCCTTGTCGCGGCGCCCCCTGAAATGACTGGCTTGTGGCAAAAAAGCGTAGCCCTGCGGTACTGTTCCACCCGCCCACATGCGACCATGTTTCCCCAAGCAGACCTCCGGTCGTAACTGACATCCAATCCCCCGCACCATCGAATTCCAGATAGTACAGCGCGCCGGATTGACGCAGGACCGGGCGCATTGCCAGTACGCTTTGCGACCCGTGATTGCCTCCACCTGATAGATCGGTCAGACCCGCGACCGGATCTCCAACACCTGCCGCAGTTGTGCGCGCGGTGTCTGTAAAGCAGGTTTCAGGGGACACAGTGAACATAGCGCCATTGTCGCCCACCCCGAACAAATCAGCGGGGTTGAAAACAGATCCGCCCCTCAGTGTCGTTAGTCCTAATCCGATGCCGATCATCTACAACTCCCCGTCATTCTGTCGTCAGTATCCGCCACCCATTGCGCCCACGGTCCAGAGCCTAGCGCCACGTCACGCGGCATCGTCAGGCGCGCCTCTGCGTAGCTGAGGCACCCGCTGTCACCACTGACTGTCATTGAGGCGCAGCCGCTCATCAGGAGTAGCGCCGGAAGCGCGACCATGGCCGACCGCATCCCGCCCGCCTTCCATCCGCTCCAATGTCTCCGCATCACGCTTCGCCTTTTCGTTTGCTTTGCCCCGCCGCTGTCCGCCCAGGTACGCCAGAGCCGCCGCCACAATTACCGCTCCGATGCTGATAAGCAGATCCAGCATCACCGATCACCTCCGGCCCATTTGCGCAGCCTCTCGCGCATGATCCACGCAAGGCACAGCCCCGCCACAACGGCCCCCACAGCCACAACGATCTGCGCTGTGCTGTCCAGTTGCCCCACGGCATAGGCCGCGCTACCTGCGCCGCTCACAGCCGCTCCGGCAGCCGCTTGCAACGTGGTAGACTTGGCAGGACTGGTGCGCTCTGGATCTGGCTTGACCGATGCCCCGGCAGAATGTGCCGCGCGTGGCTCCGACAGGAACAAGTCAACCTCAGCCTGCCTACGCCGGGTCAAGCCTCGCAGCACTTTGCCGCCTGCCTTGTTCCACCACATCATCGCCTCAGCCGCGCCGTTTGGGTCGCCTGCGTTGAACCGTTTCAGAGCAGTCGATTTGATGAATGACTGCCATCCGATGTTGTACGCCAGCGAAACAAAAGCGCCGAATTGATTGTCAGTGATTGGCGCTTTGATGTGTGGCTTGATTTTGTCGCCAAACAAATTCAGCCCTTGCACCAGCATCACATCGGCCTTTTCCTCAGTCCACACGTCGCCCATCTTCACGCCAGGACCAAACCCGGCCCGATTGGTGTAGCCGTAGCCGATGGTGACAATCCCGACAGGATCAATATAGGCTTTCAGCCGCATTCCCTCAAACTCTTTGACCAGATCAATGGCCCGCTGCGTCAGTTTCATATTTCACCCTTTCAAGGAACGGCAACCCGCGCGAACACGCGAGGCGTCAGGATTGGCCCGCCGCAGTCATGCAGCGTGCGCATTTCGATAAAGCTTGGGCGGGGTTCTCGCCCATGCTCGGCAATGATCCGCAAAGTTTGCGAACCCGGCTCACGGTCGAAATTGTCGGAAAGGCCGTCTAGGTCAGTGAAAGGCAAATAGGCGGTTTGATCGATGCCACCCACAGACCAAATCCCCAAGACCCGAAAGGAGAACAGTTCGCACCCCGCCTTTTTGCGAAATGTTGCTATGATCCGGGTGCCACTATCGGCGGCATCCACTTCCCATACCCGCTCTGCCGTGAACGGGTCAGGCCCGGTCAATCGCCACGCCGCCACGCTGATCTGCGTCTGGAACGTCGCGTAGAGCAAAACCAATGACCACCCGGCTATGAGCGCAAAAGGCCAACTTCTCAACATTTATTTGCCTCTGTAAATTTTGATTATGTCTGCCAACGTGAGCGACAGAATGGCACGGGCCACATGCTCCGCAGTCAGGAAAACCAGCGCCGCCACAGCATAGCTGAATTCAGGGTCAGCTACGCCGATATAGGCCGCTATAGGGCCAGTGAAGATAGCAGCCGCGCCAACCCCCGCGAAGATTGAGGACACCGCGCCTTTCCGGCTCTGGGGTGGGGACGCGCGGGCCTTGAGGACGGCTGCCACCAGCATGGCAATCCAGAATTCAACGGTTTTTATCAGTGCAAGCATTCGCTACGGTATCCATAACAGTGGGCTAAAGTTGCCGCCGGGATTGTTGTTGTTATGCGACCGCCCGACACGGTTGAGGCTCAACCCGAAGGCATTTTGCCGATGTGCCGGGGCTAGGTTCCCCGCGCCCTGTCAGGCTTCCCCGAATTGCAAGGCTTGCGGAATCGAACTCCCGTCCCGATGTTTTGATGACCCATTGCGCTTTATCCTTTGAGCGTGGTGGTAGCCTCGGGGATTTGGGTGCCAGCCCTTCCCCGAGGCGCTTGCCTGATTACAGCCCCAGCTGCTGAACCGCAGAACGACCATAAACATCGAACTCATACAGACCGGGATGGCTGCCAAGCCCGCTCTGCGTGTTGGCGGCACCCAGAGCCGCCGCAGGCACGCCGATGCCTCCCAGCGTGGCATCGTCAGCAATGGCGACGGTGGAAACATAGGCCGCGCCCGCATCCATTGCCGCAGCCTCCAGTGCAGCATTGGTGTAGCGCCAATCGGTCAAATGCTGCCCCACGTCTGGGCGGGGGACGCCCATAACGACACAAGCCGTGCCAACCGCTTGAAACTGGCCGATCATGTTGACGATGTTGGCATAGGTGTAGGACTGGCCCCGCTCGTTCATGCCGAACGAAATCACAACCGCGTCGAGGCTGTCGCCCAGCGGTTCCGCAATCCGCGATGCAAACAGACCATTGTCCGTTGTTGACTGCGTGGTCGTACCGCCAAGGCCGTAGTTCAGGTATGTGGTGACGGCAGACCCAGCCAGCTCATCCAGCGCCGCCTTGATGTCCCAATTCCACCCGATGCGGGAATGGACCTGCCCCTGTCCATCCCCCGTATCATAGAGCGTCACAAGTGCCTTTGTGTCGGCAGGGTAGTCGTCAAAATATTGGCCCGTGATCCGATCTCGATAGATGCCGTTGGCAGTGTAGCCCGGCACATTGGCCTGAATGGCCGTGATGCTGTCACCATAGCCACCCCAGTTGATAGCTGCGGCCCGCTGCGCCTTGCTTATCACAGCCCTCAGGATGCGACGGTTCCGTTCAACATGCCATGCCACTTCCCGCTCCGTCCCGCGCCTAATCAGACCTCGAAACCGCGTAACGCCGACCGCCTGCACATCGCCATCCGTGACCCTCGCGCGACCCAACAGCACATTATTTGATGTGGTCGCGCCTTGGTATTCAATAGCGTCCAATTGCTCATCACGTTCCGATCCCGCCACAACAGTGATAGCTTTCGTATCGCGGTCCATCACGATCTTATCAACGCGCTCTTTGCCGGATGCGGCGGCGGATAGCGTCACAGTAGCTGAAAAAACCGCGCTGCGGTCCGTCGCAGTTGCGTATGTCCCTGACACGACAATATCAGACCCGCTTACCGACAAAGTTGCGTCCACAGTTTCGAACATGGACGCCGCGCCTGTGCGATACGCCACGACACCAACCCTGTTGGGCGATCCGACATTCGAATAGGCAGTGGCGGATGTGCTGGAATAGTTCCAGCCGCGCTGATCTTGGTCGCCATCCACAGCGACAAACCCCGTCGATGACCCGACAAGCCCGTCACTCACGTCCAGCGCTTCCCAGCGCCACGCCAGATGATATCCCGCCCGCTTTATAAAGCGCGTCGGGAATGTCAGATCAATATTTGCCCGGTCACTGTCATCCGCTGTTAAGCCGATCTCTGCAAGAGTGTACTCCTGATCAAAAACGATCTCGCAGGCTGACGGAGGCGGTAGCGTCTCTGGCGTTGCGTCCTGCCTATGATAGACCCGCAGCCGAATTTTCGTTGCCGCCGCCCCCACATAGATGTTCTGGAAACCGAGAGCGACAATCTCGGCCCCCGTCTCGGCCCTGTCCAGACGCAGCGCCCCAGCCCATCCCCCGAATGCTGTGCCGCCGTATGATGATGTCGCAGCCAGACCGCCAATTGCGCGGCGGGCCTCATTGGCCAGCGTCCCGATCTGTGTGGCCGTTGTTCTGGCATCTGCCCGCGTCAGATTCACGTCAGTCTGAGCGGTTGCTAGAAGTGCTGTGACGGTTTCAGTTTGATCAACGTCAAAACCGATCTCTAACTCCGTGTCCAGCGTTGCTGCCGTATCCGTGAACTCTGAGGCATCAGTCACATTGACGCCGTAATACTCGCCTCCGACCACACCGCCGCTGTTTGATCGGATCACACCCGCCGCCGCATACCAGCCGATGTACTGCCCCGCCGTGACCGGAATACTGACAGCAATGCTGTTAAGGCCAGAGACAACGGAAATATCCGTATCGCTGCCCACCTGAGTGAACGTGTCACCGCTGCGCGCGAACACCCGCAGACTGATCGTAAAGCTGTTGGTGGCATATACTCTGACGGTCGTGATTGTACCGTCAACGGCAATTGGCGTCCCGAATGCGCGAGTTCCGGCTGGGACCACACCGCCCGTGACTGGATCGCCAACCTTTCCGATTACCTGTGTGGATTGGATATTGCCACCACTGGCGGCGCTTGCCGCAGCGGATGTAGCACTGGCTGCCGCCGCCGTCGCGCTTGTCGATGATGCGGTAGCGCTGGACGCCGCAGCCGTGGCGCTGGACGCTGCTGCCGTGGCGCTGGACGCTGCTGCCGTGGCGCTGGTGGCCGACGCGGTTTCGCTCACCCCAGCCGCCGTTTCGCTATCCGCAGCCTTGGCCGCGTAATGCAGCGCAGAATACAACCCGCCGGACACTGCCGTGTCCTCATCCTCAGCAGCCCACTGCTGGGCCAAAGCAGCCGCCGCCTCGGCATCGTCGCGCGCGGCAATCGCCGCATCAGTGCCGGCCACTGGCTGGTCAACGATAAGTGTGTCGATATTGGCTGACGCGGTGCCTGTAGGCACGTTCAGGTAAAACGTTCTCAGCGCCCGCCCGCTTGCCGTGTACGGGGTCACCGCGTAGCTGTAGCCCTGCACCAAGGCAAAGCCGCTGGTGAAAGTACCGCCGTCTGACGTGCCCATCACGCCGCTTGCATTGGTGACAATCGAATACGGCGCAGCAATAGACACCTCACCTGTGCCGCCGGAAACGCTGTATGCGCTTGACCTCTCGACTACCAGCGCAGCATTCGCCCACACATCACCAGCAACGTCTAGGCTTGTGCCCGTGACTTCGCAAACGTCAGCCATCAGCCGCGCCCCTTTTCTTAGATTTTCAAATTTAGCGGATTAGAGCGCCGCTTCGCCGCCCTGGAACACAGCAATTCCACCGATATCGTCAGCAACTCCGCTCGCTATGCTGAACCGAACATGAGTGATTGTGCCGGATGGCAAACTTCCTATCGTACCACTGTTCATGCTGGCATTGCTCACAATCGTATAGGCGCCAGTCGCAAAGTCGATAAAAGCGCGCGCCTTCTCACCCGTAGACACGGAAGGACTGCACAGCGTCAATTCCGATGAATAGGCAACGCCATCGTCTGAAACGGCCAACGTGATGGTTGACAAAGACGGGTCGGAGGAAAAAGCGAAAGCATCAACCCACATCCCCTGATATTCATCCGCATCAGAAAAAACCGAAGTTGACGAACCCGCGCTAGACCGACTGAACGTCAGCGTCTTTGACGCAATGCGAGGCGCACCAGACGCACCAGACGCAACCGCCGCGACGTTGGAATCTAGCGCCTCGATCAGTTCAGCCGTGATCGGGGCTTTAGGCTGCTTCTCAGCGGATGCGATAAGGCGGTATGTCATCCTTCGATCTCTCTTTCAGATTCTATATTGCACTTGTCTCGCAATCCGCGCGAGATCTTGGCATTCAACAAAACCCGCAAATCTTCGTCTTTGATCTCTGCAATGATGGCATCAAGATCTGCCAGAGTCAGACAATCGGCGCTGTCTTGAACAGCCACACCTTGCCTCAACAGATCATTGTCTTTCAGCGCCAACCTGAGGACGTGAACCAAATTGGTTACATCCTCAATGTTAATCATTGTATTGATGCGGCGCTTTACAAGCGCGTCTGCAACTTCTCGAAAATGCGTGTGCATATCGCCCCTTAGAAAATCAGATATGGTCCGGTGCCGTCAGGAAAAAGCAAGGTCGCTTCGTCAACGATGTAGGTGCCTTTGACCTTTTGCGTGTCGGTTGCATCGTCGTAAATGCCCCGCGCGTTTTCAGTTATGAACCCATATCGGCCCGAGAACTGATAAGACTCGGAGACAATCTGCAAGATATGCCCGGGCACCGTTTCCGTGACTTCCGTCACCTGCATTTCGACCGGGGCGCTTGCCCCAAATGCGTCTTGCAGAGTGTCGCTTTGAACGGCCACCAGCGCGGCAACCTCCGTGTCATCCCGATCCTTTACGTCAACATAGAATGTCACTCTTCGCGGCGTGTCGCGGTATCGGTCCAGCATCCGAAAGCCAACAGTCGAGGCAATCGCGTCATCCCCATTCGGCCCCAGCCAAGGCAGGAAAATCTGCAACTCTCGCGTTTGATCGTATTCGTTTTCACCCTCGGCGCTGGCGTCCACCTGCAACGGCAGACGCTTGTAATTGTCACCGTCCGTCATGCTGGATGACGCACTGATGTAACCGTGCCAAACCCAGACCCGCGAAAGCCTCTGCCCGTCTAGGTTCTCGACCTTCGCGCTTTTCTCAAGGATGTTTGAGGCATCCGTGAGCGCCGTGAAACTTTCATCATGCCCCGCAGGGCGGTTCGCTTTGATGCGGATCTTTTGACCGATCTCATCCCACCAAAACACAATTCCAAAATCTGCGATCTGGCCTAGAAGCGTGACAAGCGCGGTCGGCTTGGAGATCGTGCGTGTGAGGCGCAAAGACGACAGCCAAGTGTCAATTTCGGTTTTCCATTCTGCGGTGGGCAGATACGCGGCATCTACGCCCGCGTAGTTTTGCAGCAGATCCTCCACAACGTCATAGACCGCCGCGCGCGTGACCGTGTAGCACTCCTGCACCGTGTCGCCCGCGCTGTGACTGGCTGCGCTTGTGCCATCCTGTGCGCGGTCCACAATCGTCAGTGTGTCGCCTGACCGCGTGAAGGTCATGATCTCGGAGCCGATGGCGATTTTGCCAGACGCCGCATAATCAGCCCCGGCACCGGCCGCGCTAAAATCAACGTCGCCGGTAAAGCCCACCGATATGCCCTCCAGCAAGCGCCCACTGGATGGCGCGGGACATTGTGAAAGGTCGCTGTCCGCGAGTTTGAGAGGGTCTTGAGCCGTGATAGAAACATTGCCGCTGCTATCCGGCCCCGTCCATTCAGTGATGATGTAATGCCGCGTGTGCATGGACGCTATGTCGTCACCGACGTATCCGTTCCGAACCCGCAAAGACCGACCGTAATAGTAAGGAAACCGGGCGCGTAGTTTGCCAAAAAAGGTGCCCTGTGTCATCGGGTCATATGACCGATTATCAACGTAGGGATCTGTGATGCGATCAGACCACCGGAAATCCTTGAACTTCACAGTGACCCGCGCCCGCTTGCCTAAGCTGCCCAGCGTCTCATCAGATTTGCCTAGAGCGATCCGGGTTGCATTGGTGCTGACGGATTGCAAAGCCGGGAAAATGACCGCCCCCTTGATCCCTGTAGCTTGGTTTTTTGAAAACTTGAGAGTGAGAGTGCCCTTGTCGAAATTTACCGTGTCTTGGCAATGCTTGAACATATTGAAGCACTCGGAACCAGAGCCGCCGGACGCCGTGCAAGCGCCGACGCCATACGTCAGAGCGCATTGATCAACGTCAATTTCAACAATCTGCAACGGCTGGCGCGCAAGGTTACTCATGGTAGACTCGCCCGCTTAGGCCGAAGCCCATCAGATCGGCGGGGCCTGTGTTGGATGGCGCAATGGTGTTCCCCGCCCCCCACGCCCAGAACAGATCACCGTACTTCGCTGGACGCCAAGCCCAAAAAGATCCCTCGCCCCGGTTCCATCTGCGCTGAAACGCGGGCCAATCGTCGCCGCGAATAAAGTCCGGTTCGATGTTTGAAAAGCTGGCAGAGAACGTGGACCCGCGCTCTGTGTAAGCGCTGCCTAGAAGGTGCGCGCCCTGAGAGACATTTGTGTTCAGGTCCACCTGATTTGGCGTGAGAGGTGAGGCAAACCCCTGATAGATCCGCATCGGAATGATGATCTCAGACCCCAGCCAAATCACGCCGATTGAAAGCACGTCCGCGATGGTCATGTCATATGCCTGAACCTGCCAATACCGATGAGCGCCTTCCTGCAACCGCCACCCAATCGCCTGATTATCGGTCGGCGTAGCTGCATCAGCATCGGCGACAGTCCATGTGGTGCCGTCGTCGGAATGGCGAACCCGCACAGAGCCGCCCAGGGCGCCGATATTGTGCGCGGCTATCCCGACGAAACTTGGCGACAGAGCGCTGCCCAGATCCACTTCCCAAGCCGCAGAGGTTCCGGTGAGCGTTGCCACCCATGGGTCGAACGTCGTACCCGTCGCCGCATTGGCAGCGGCCTCAGTCTCTGTTGCGCCGTCAGTCGAGTATGACCCCGAAAGCGGAGCGCCAGTGACAAACGGGTTATTCGATAGGTCGCTTGCGGCAAGTGTCGCCGCGCGCCCGGGTGATGTGATGATAGTCATGACGGCACCAAAATTGTATAGCCACGGTCGCCAGCCTCTTCGTTGAGCTGCGTAAGCAAACTTCCCAGATCAGCGCCGGAAATAATGTCGCCTGAGTTGATGCCTGACAGCCTAACGTCCAGCGGGGCTGGCGCAGGTGCCGCAGCAACCGACCCGCCACCGCCCCCTCCGCCGGAGCTTGTACCGCCGCCGACCTGCTGTGATGCAATGCTGGAAATCATTGCGCCCGTGCGGGCCAGAGAGGCGGCAGCAAAGGCCGCAGCCACAGGCGGGCCACCAACCTTCATGCCTTTATCATATGCGCTCACAGCGGCCTTGTAGCCATTCACAACGGATTCAGCGACCGCCGCCGCCTTCCCGATCTTAAACAGCTTTTCATTCTGCGACGACATGAGCGACGATAGGTCACCAAATGCGCCCTGAACCGCAGCCAATTTTACCGCGTTCTTTTGCGCTTCGATCTGGGCCAGCTTGTCCGCGTGTTCTTTCGCAATCTGCGCCTCTAGCGCGTCATATTCCTCAGCCGTGGTCAGTTTTGCGTCTCGGAATTCCCGCAGCTTTTCGAGTTGTTCCGCACGCCAGATTTCAAGCTGTTCTGCCTCGGTCGCCAGCCCCGCCGCGAAGGCTTCGAAGTCATCCCGGCTTGGCCCCGACGCACCGCCACCACCACCGCCGGCGCCATCCGACCCCGCCACCAGCGGGACGGGTGAGGATTGAGGAAGGGGGGTGATTTCAAGGCGCAGGGGTTCTGCCGCTGGTGCTGCTTGCGCAGGTTCCGCGTCAGGTATGACCGGACCCGCCACACTCCCCGGCGCCGGGGCGTCATCAGGCACGTAGATAAGGCCATCATTCAGACCCACTCCCTGCGCCGCCCGCCGACCAAGCCGCTCAAGCCCGTCGTAGGCGTCACCGATAGCGCCCATGAAATCGACCATTGCCTGAATCGCAGGCTGAATGGCATTTGAAAAAGACACGAAGCCTTCGGCGAATGAGACAAGCGCCGGGATGCCGACATTCGCAACCCAATCACTGAGCGCGATGATCTCATCGGAGTATTCCAGAATAGCCGCTGTGGCTTGCGTGCGGATCGTGCTGGATAGTTCCGCAAACTTGCGGTCCAACTCAGCACCCTTCGCAATCATTTCATTGCTAAGAATGCGACCCGTAGCCTCGGCCTGACGGCCTATCTCTGTCAGCGCCCTACCGTTGTCAGCCAAAACAGGGAGAAGCGCTGTAGCGTCGGAGGCAAGCGCCTCCATGTAGAAGGTCATCTGCTGCTGAGAAACGCCCGCTTGCTCAAGAGACCGCACGTAAAGTTGCAGCGCCTCGGGACCAGACAGCCGCGCGAATTGTTCTGCCGTGACGCCCACCGCAGGCGCGATGTTCTCGAAGAAATCGGCAAGCGGGCCAGCGCCCGTCGCCATGAAATCGCCGAATTTGTCGTTCACGTCCTTAATGATATCGGCCATTTTCTCTTGCGAGATGCCGACCGCATCACCGGCAATCGCCAGTTTTTGGAATTCCTCGGCGGAGATCCCGGCAACGCGGGAAAGGTTCTGAACTTCCTTGGCCGATTCAGCCGCATTGCGGGCCAGCGCAAGGACAGCCACCCCGACCGCCGCTGCCGCAGCCGCCGCCGCCGCGCCCATCTTGGCGAACTTCACGCCCGCGCGGGTGGCGTCGTTCCCAAAATCATTCAGGCCGCGCGAACCCTTAGCCATGGCCTTTTGCAGGGGGCCAATGTCCGCAGAGACTTCAACCGCAATGTCACCAACAACTTTAGCCATTGCGCGCCTTCGCCTCCTTCAACATCCGATATAGACTGCCGTTCGCTTGCTGTTTTGATTGTGCTTTTTTTGGCAAGCGCGCCCGGATAAGCCACCAAAGCTGCCCCGGCGGCATTTTCCAAAATTCAAGCGGCGAAACCCACTCAGCGCCCACGACTAGATCGTGCAGCGTCTCGACTATTCCGCCGCTTGCGTCTTTTTTTCGGCAGGACCCTCGACCTCACCCAGAAGCGCCTGAGTGATCGGCGGCGCGACAATCGCCAAGAGCATTAGGATAGCATTCTGCACCTGAACAAGCGCGCCGTGATCCTGGTCTGCCAGCCCCTGCATGATCGACAGGTAAATCTCATCGCCGCTCACATCCGCGCCCGCAAATTTCAGCGCTGCTGAGTATGCCAGCGCAAGGCGCGCGGTTCCCGGCCCGCCCGGCTGCATCAGGAGTTGCACGGCAGAGGGGCCACCCCCACCGCGCAAGGCGTCCTCAATTTCAGCCACCAGCAAAAGCTGCCGATCCGCAGGGACTTCATAAGTCGCCCCCGCCCACGACAGCTTAACCGGGCCAAAGCCTTTGATCATGCGGCAGTCCACGTGTGGATGCCCGACCGCACCAGCGTAGCGGAGAACGTGACCGCCTCCTGATAGTTGCCTGTCTCGCTGTAGCTGGTCAGGATAAACGTGCCGGCCACCTCATCACCATTCGGACGCTCAAGTGTGATGTCCGTTAAGTGCTTGGCCGTGGACGATGTGCCAAAAGCCAGATCCGAAAACACGTCATCATCGCTGAGACCTTCAACGCTCATTTCAAGCGTCTCAGATGCAAACTTGCCTGAAAGATAGGTCGTGATACCCGCATCATCCGCAGTCGTGATGTCAATGGGCGTTCCTGCCCATGTGAGACCCGTCACGCGAACAGAGGCAATCGCCACATCATTTTTTTTGACCACCATTTCGCGGCCCGCTGTATTCGCCATTTCTCAAAACTCCTTGGCTATGTCTTGGTCAAAAGCCAGCGATATTCGCAGACCCCATGAAATGCGCCGGATGCCGCGCGCATAACGTCGCTTTGCTCACGGTAGAGCAAAATCGAATTGAATCCGGTAACGGAAACGTCTTGCCGGTGCAGAGCGTCATAAATCGCGCCCTGGATGTCCCGCGTCTGCTTCGCGCTGCCGCTGTTGCTCCATGTGTGGATGCGCAGACCCGCGTTGAAACCCGTGGTGTTCTTTGTGTCGCTCTCGCCCAGAACAATCGTGCCGATCTCAACAAACGGGAAAACCGTCGCCGCGTCGTCAACCGAGCGCCCGAAGTCCACAATGTCAGGGCCGATAGCGGTCAATGCCGCATCGTCTGAAAGCACCGTGAAAAGTGCGGTCTGGATTGCAAATTCGGAACTCATTGACGCTTCCTTGCCCGCGCAAGCGCTTTTTCGAACTTGTCGCCGAACGCCTCAAGAAACTGCGGCACCATGTTTGACCGCATTTTGTTCACGGCTTTGAAAAAGAAGTCATACGCCATGCCGTCAGGGCCTTGGCCGTATTCAAGGAACCGCCAATAAAAAGCACCGCCTACACGCACCGTTGACCGCGCGGAGCCGCGCATAGCGCGCTCTCGCTTGTGCTTCGTGCCCTTCTTCATGGTGCCTTCGTCCTCTGGCATCCCCGCCTTAGCGTCGTCCCGAACCTGCTTCGCCATATCATGAACAGTCGCGCGAATGATGTTCTGCGCTTGGTTCGGCGCGATCTGGGTTAACAAATTGGACACGTCGTCCAAGCCGCGAACGGTTATTTTGTTGTTCACTGCGCTACCCCGCGCTCCGCTTCGATGTTCAGGTATAATTCACGCTCACCCTGGCGCATAACCCGCCGGATATTGTATGCCTCGCCGTTCCACAGGATGCGGTCCTGCTCGGTCACATCTGAGCGATTGCGAATGCTGAACAGCCAAAGACCGGAAGCGTTCACACCGCCATCCCGCGCGCCCTCGCCGCCCCGCAGTGGCGTGACATAGGCGTAAACCGTGGCATCCTCCGCGAAGGTGCCCCAAGCCTCAGAAACACCCCCACCGCCGTCAGCCGTGCGCGTCACAGATTGCAGCGTGACGATTTGGGTCAGGTCGCCGATCTCAACCATAGAAACTGCGCCGCTCTGCCGCGATCAACTCATTGAAGCCAAACGGCAGATCATACATTGCCGCGTCAACGCCCTGCTGTCGCTGTTGTTCCCAGTGCGCGACCAGCAGTTTCACCGCATGACGCACGCCCGCCGGGACGTCAGACCCCGCATCGCCAAATCCTGCCGTGTACTCAATTCGGATGGCGTCATCGCGCGACTGCGCAGATGGCCACGAAAAGCCCGCCTTTGGCGCAATCGTCGTCGCGTCTGGCGTCCCGCGCACGGCAAAATCGCTCAGTGTCGCCGATTGCAGCGCCCCGTCCGCGTCATAATAGCTGACACCATCAACAGACTGCACAGGCCCCAAAAGGAGGCGCACAGAGCCGGGGTTTGCATCCGCCCACTGATACCACACCTGCGTGACCATAGCGCGCCCGAGAGCGCCCTGCGCGTCCACAAACGACAATGCCGCATCTAGCACACCTTGCAGGTATGTATCGTCAGCGCTGGACGTGATCCGCATGTGTGCCTTGCATTCCGCAAGCGTCACAGCATCAACGGCAGGTGCCGTTTTTCGCACCAAGCGCTCACCAATAGGGAGCATCAGCCGCGCGCCTTAACCGCTTTTTCGGTTTTCCGCGAGGATGTGCGAACCGGGCTGGCGTGACCAGCCTCAATCATGCGCTTTGCCTCATCCGCAGACACCTCGACCTCATCGCCGATGTTTTGAGCGCCGGAAGCCGCCGCGCGAGGAACGTTTAGAATGATTTTCATGGGTTGGCCTTTTTGAAGCAACTCAAGAAAGGGGCCAGCTTCCCGGCCCCTCAAAAAATCGCTTAGGACGCGGCAAGGGGCAAGTGCTTGACCGCCGCCGTGTCGGCCAACTCGCCGTCAAAGCGGATGTAGCCAGCCACGCCAAATCCCGGCCAGAAATCCTTGTCCTGCAACGCGCCGATCAAAGGAGCGCCGACCTTGCGAACGTAGTATTTCCCGAAGTCACCGAACGCGACGACGCGCGAACTTGCGCCATCCCCCAATTCGGCCATAGCTTGGTTGATGCTGTAATTGTAGCCCAGCAAAGAACCAGGCTGGCCCTGCTGAACGTTCCCCATCTGCCAGAGGTAATTCCCATCACCATCCTTCAGCTTGCGGATAGCGGCGAGCGTGCTGTCATGGAACATGAAGCGCACCTTGGGGCCAGTGCGATACGCGGGATCAACGTTGTGGATCAGCGTGATGATCTCATCTGCCGTGATAGCAGATGTGGACGCCGCAGCGGTGCCCGCGCTGGATGCCGTCACGATGCCATGCGGAGCCGACGAACCAGAACCGGTGGTCAGTTGCAGGTTTGCAATCCGGCCAAGGCGTTCGCCCAGAAGGTCGCCGATCAGTTGTTCCATTGCAAAGATGCTGTCGTCTGCCAGTTCCTTGGAAACCCGCAGCCATTCGGTGTCGAAGGCGTAGGCATCAAGCTGCTTGACGCCGAAAGTCACGTCCTTGCCGCCATCGTCGGTCAAGGTTGCGCCCTCTGTGTGCGCGCCCGCTGTCACAGCCGTGTCGTTGACCGTTGGCATGGTCATCGTGTAACCGCCGGTCGTGGTGATCGACGTTGCCAGATCCTCATCATACATCGGACCCCATGCCAGCATCGAGCGGATCATGATGTTCTGCAATTCGGTCGGGACGGTATAGCCGCCGGCGGAGTTGGTCGTGGTCTGCGCCCGCTGTTCTACGGTCGTATAACCCGCCTGCAAAGCGGCACGCGCTTCTGGGCGCATTTCGCCAAGCTGGCCCTGTGCCCGCAGGTATTCATGGAAGGCAGCGCGATAATCAACCGCCCCGCCATCATCAACGCCGCGCGCCTCGCCTTGAGGATTCGGGCGACGGGACACGTCAACCTCATCCATGCGCGCTTCCATGCGCGCCTCGGCTGCTGCCATTTTTTCCCGGCGGGAAATCTCGGATTCAATCCGCGTGACCTCATCAAGCGCACGATCGACGGAGACCTCCGCCTCGGCGCGCTGCTCTGCTGTCGCGTCGTCTTTGATGCTGTCAAGCATGGAACGGGCCTCGGTCAGCGTGCGCGCTGCCGTCTCCCGCAAGGTTTTCAGTTCAGCCATAAAGGCCTCCATCTGAGGGACTGAACGCCATGCGGCATCCAATCAAGCGCCCGCCCACGGCGCGTTTAATAGGCAAACAGCGGGAGCCGCCGTTACTTGATCAACTTGCGCTTCATGCGCAG